TCCAGACATAGTATCTGAACCACAACACGCCGGGTTCCAGGGGTGATCTCTCACCCTTCAAACCGGTTTTGGTTAGTTATTAACTAACTGAACTTTAAAAGGAATCTTTCATCCTAATAAAGATTATCCTGTCCTGCTAGGACCTCTTGCGAGGTAACCCTAGTCTAGGATTTAGGACCATTAAGGATTGGGACATTCCAAGAGATGGTAGTCGCTAGTGCAGACTATGCTGCGCTAACTACCAGGCTTGGGGGTCTTTTGAACCTTCCTGCCTCTGAAAAGAGGACGAAGGAGAAAAGAGAACCTACCTTGCATACCTTAAAAAGTAATGAATTTAATCACTACCTCTAAGGAATACTAGGCAAATGTTAAGGAACTACCAGGCACGCGAACCTGGCACAAGTCACCATGCTTGTGGTACATATGCGATATTGTACTGCGTTTCTTATCCTCTTTGGCTAGAGCATTTAGAGGGAAGGGTTAAAGAATTTATTTTTTATCCATTTTGGGGGTGTTTCACCCTTATTCCTTCATAACAGCTGAAAGCACTTAATACATGCATGCACGGTTACGTATATTCGTAACTTAGGTTTGACAACCTAACTTCCTGTGAAATCCAGGACACGTGAAAGTATAACGCCGGTTAAGCCCGGCCTCTGAGAAATCAGAGGGGTTGTTTAAATACAACCAGAGTTGGGTTAGATCCCACGCCATACATCATGCTAAAACCAAGCGGTCTTTGATTGAGAGAGTGCCGTAAAGCCGGCCCATCTCGCTGAAAGGTTGTATCAGTACTATTTACATCTTAATAATGTGAATAGATGCAATACTGGTCTTCCAAACCGAGATTCCATCCACATTGTGGAGCAGGAACTTCAATCTACGCCTAGTAACTGTATTAAGATAGTTACATGTCAAGGCAAGCGCGACGCCAGGAAGTGTTAGTAAGTCAGAGAACAGATATAGTTCTCCGCCCGAAAGGGTGTAGGGACTCGACTGAGCCAAGACTAAGGGACTTATGTCCTATGTCGAGGATAATCGGTTACACCTACTTATTCCTAACATCATGATCATCACACTTATAGCAATGACTGCCTTCTTATGCCTACTGCATTACACTGGTACCGAGTACTGGTTAGTATATTTGGTTAATCAACCAATAGAATACCACCTTTGTATCATTGTACTGTTAGTAATGTTTAAGTTAGGCAAAGCTGTCTATTCCTTTTATCCAACAGTAGCTGGGCTTTATCGCTCTGCTCTGAGGGTAATCGCTCGAATGGAAAATGTCACATCTTCGTTGAGTAAATCAACAAAAGATGAGTCTCCGTTTTCAAAAAACGGTGGACGAAGACGATTTTCTTCTTCGGGGACACCATCAAATTCTCCTTTTACAACCCCTCCTGGTGTTACCTGGACAATGCCGAAATTCGGCTTTGGACCAGGTACAGGTGGGTTTGGACCGGAGTTTGGTGGCGATCCAGTTGGAAATAAGTCGTTTGAAGGGGACTCTCCTAAGAAATCCGAGAAAACCCTAACGGGCACTTTCGGTTTCGATAAGAAAGTAATGGATAAATTCTTTAAGACTATTGTCAAGGAGGGGACTTTGGTTTCCCTAGATAGCTTGGTCAAAGTAATTGTCAAAGGTCGTGAGACCCTACGACGATCACGGAGACCGACACTATCTAACCTTTTCGACAAACTTGGCTTCCGATTATTCGGGGCTGTGTTTAGTGGAAAAGGAAAATACTCCTCAAGAATGAGACAACTGCATGCGTTTCTGGTGCATCTCTTAAATATGAGACGGCACCACGGGTCACCATATGTCGTGAAGTACCTAAAGGCTTCACAACTGGCGATCCAGAAAGCACTTGCGGGAACTAAAGTTAGTTCGTTGAATCAAATCGACAACAGCTTGCCCTTTCCGTACCTTTCCGCGTGCGGGCTTCCTCGCTTTATTCCCATAAGGGATAGACGATTAATGCTCGTAAACGGAAGTCCATCAGTGATCAGATGGTGGTTAACTCTTTTCGCAGTCTACCGGGTTATTTCTATCCCGGGAAAACTGAAATTAGAGACCATCACTGCACCAATGACTGTCGCTTCAGACCAGGTTCTCAAAGTAGCACAAGAGATTAAAGAATTAATCAATGTGTCTATGTTTGAGACTGATCTAATTAACACGGCACAGTTCCTCTTTTTAGAATCCGCTTCTGCGGGTACGAAAATAAGTTGGATGGGGCTTCTAACAGATGTTATGGGTTTATCCAGAAATCCTGAAGTGTTTAACGCACTTAAGGATTATCTGGCTATAACTCGTAATTATCGGTTATCTGCCTTTATCCAATATATCGATGAACAATTAGATATGCTGCCTAATCAACTTGCCATTACTGGTAACTTGTTTAAACAGATGTCTGAATTTAACATCGGAAAACTTTCAACTAAATCTGAGGCTGCTGGTAAAGTAAGAGTGTTCGCTATGGTGGATGTGTGGACTCAGTCCGCACTTAAACCATTACACGATATGCTCTTCAAGTTTCTTAAACGAATACCCAACGATGCAACTTTTGATCAAAACAAATCTGTAAAGAGATGTTTAACAAAAGTAGCATTAACTGGTAAATCTTTCGGTTACGACCTTTCGGCCGCAACTGATAGACTACCAATTATTCTCCAGGTGGAGATCCTTAACAAGATCTTCCCGGGGATCGGTGAGTGTTGGTCTAAGTTACTTGTCTCAAGAGATTATCGGGCCAATTTCAAAGAATTTGGTGTCGATGACCGATTGAGATACTCTGTAGGGCAACCTATGGGGGCTTTAAGTAGTTGGGCTATGCTGGCGATTACTCACCATTATATAGCTCAATTGTCTGCTGTTAAAGCGGCTAATTTAGTGAAATCCACTGAGGGACCTTTCTGGATATCCAGTCCTGTTGACTTCCAAGTATTCAATATGAATACTCCCTGGTATACAGGGTATGAGATTCTAGGTGATGACATCGTCTTCTTTGAAGAGGATGTTGCCGCCCAATATCTTATAATTATGGAAGAACTTGGAGTTCCTATCAACCTCTCTAAGAGTGTTGTAGCAACTAATCAAACTTTCGAGTTTGCCAAGGTAACAGGGCATAAAGGTCACAACGTGGCGGCGGTATCTTGGGCCAGCTTTATGGCCCAACCGTCCATCATGGGAAGAGCGGGAATAGCCTATAGTATGTTAACTAAAGGTATCATTCACACTCATCACATGCGATGGTTGGATACTTTTGCACGGCAATCTAAGTATACACAAGGATCTCCGAATACATTCTACCTAGCTTTAGGTACAATGCTTTCTAGAAAAGGTTTTATGCCTTTCTACGAGTTCTTGTATACGTTAATGCAGAAAACTGCTGGTATGTTCAACGTTTATCAAACATTGCTTGAAAAAGCAAATATTGATACCGTTAAAAATGCCATCAGTAATATAGCAAAAACATGGCAGCCGGTGGTTGTTCAAAATCCTACTATACGTAGAAAAGGATGGAGAACTGATGAGTTTGCTTTAAAAACAACACTTATCACCACTATTGTCAGTTTCCTCTATGGGGCAACTTACTTTGACGGTAAAATTACTGTCGCTGTAAATCCTCATAAAGACGCTATCCAATTAGCGAAAAACATACTTATCGCGCCAAGCATGCTCTTAAGTTTAAGTACGGATGAAAGGTTGATTCCTTTAGAAAATAAAGGGGTCTTTACCTTGCGTCCAGGTGTACTTAGAAACTTGAATCCTCTTGAGGCCTTTATTCACCATCTATTCTGTTTTTTCTTTGTGCAAATTTACGATAAACTCGTAATGCTGCATGCAGATATAACAGCGAAAGATCTCGATGATCTTCATGGGAAAACTATTGACCAGTTAATGGACATAGTTGACCTATTGGATCGATATCAGGAAGTTAAAAAACTCCTGAGACGAGGTCTGGATAAAATAGCTCTGGCATTGGATAAAGAGGCCCAAGGTCGAGTCGCTGAGAGAAATCTCATCGAGTCACCTCTAGCCGCTCTTAAGATGCTTCTGGAAGCAGAGGACCCATACGGTGCAACCACAGGACTTGGTCCTGGGGATACAAATTGGGGAGGCTTTGCCCCCGAATATATGTATGCACTGGAACGAATGGAGAATATTCCACTTAAAGGGGTTGATCCCCTCTTAGGTGAAATGGACTCTTATTCTATGTATTTAGGATCCAATTTTGGACCACTTAAATACTAGTGTCACTCATTCCATGAGGATGGTGTCGTTCTACCTACAGAACCCTTGACAATAGTGAGGAATACTCATTATCGTCCCTAGCCGTCCGAGAATATCCGATGAAAGTTAAGTCTTTCTGAGGAGGAATTCGGGTCGCGGTCGAGCCCAG